GATTATACACGTCGTCGTAATCGTAGCCCATAGCTACAAGCTCGGACACGGTGACGATGCGGCGGTGCGCAACGTAGTCGGCGTCCTCTACAGATTTCGCTTCGCGCGAGATCAAGAACTCCTCCGGCGGAAGCGCCTCAACCTTCACACGGCCGTCGGGATGCGTGTAGGTCACGCGCAGGTCGTGGGCCATGGGCGGCGGGATGATCTGACCACTCATGGGGTCGATCTGCGGCTCGCCCATGGGCGTGCTCACTGTGATGTCGACTTCGGCAGCTGGGTCGGCCATGAGAGCCGCCAGGGCGTTGTCGTCGACGCCGGTGTATTCAATGGTCTCAAATTCTGTTTTGTCTTCCCAGTAGCACTTGAGGATCCCGACCTTACGCACCAGTGCGTCCATGAAGGCGCTGTGCATCTCCAGGAAGCCACGGTTGTCACGGTTGATGATGAAATTTGCGTACTCGGTGGCCTGCTTTGCCGCCGGCACGTCTTCCGCGTTTTGCGGGACGTATTCAACCGTGCGGTCGGAGCCATTGAAGATCCGCATCAGAGACGGGATGATCGCCTGTACGGTATCCCGTACGTCCATGCTAACCACCTGGCTGCGACCCTCCTCCTCGTCGCCAAACGGGTCGCCACGGTAGTATTGGGTTGCCGTGGAGCGGATCGGAGAGATCCAGTTGTCGATGAAGTCGACCGCGTCGTCGATCTCATTGCCGACGATGCCTTGCAGCTCCTGATCGTCCATGACGTCCGGGTTCAGTTCAGCCTCGAGCTCGGAGGCCATTTCGTTTATCTCATAGTCCATGTTTCGCCTCTAATATTGCTGTCTAGGGTCTTGCTGCGGCTGTAACGCCAAAAGCGGGGCGGCGGCTATAGGGGCTGCCAGCAAAGGTATCTTACGACGGAATACTGAGCGCGCCGCTTCTTCTGGAGTTATACCTAGAGCCTGAGCAGTGACGCTGAGACGGTCGTCAAATATGTCCACTGGCGTCTTCCTGGCGCTGCCTAAGTTAGTTTCGTCGCCAAAGCCAAACCAGCCCATTGACTGAGCCTCCGCTGGGGACACGCCAAGTTTAGCCGCCGCGTCGTGCCATATATCGGCGAATACTGGGTATTCAGTTTGCAACTTAGTCGTGCTGCCCTTTGGCCCCGTCATCTGAGACGCCAGTGTGTCGTCGATCATATTCGGCGTGAGGACGCTTGGATCTTTTTTATACTGATCTCTAAATTTCGGAAGAATAAATCCCTCTGGGACCAGGCCAGGATCCATTTCGTTCAACGTCATAAGTGTTCCGCGGATAGCGTGAGTGTCCATTGTTACGCCACTTCGATTGCCTGACAAGTTTGCGCCAAAATTAGACGGCTTGGGATTGCGGGCGACGTCCATTTCTCCAGTGGCTGCAACATCGTCCAGTAAGCCACCGTGGATGCCGCCCTTCGCGGTCATCATGGGGTAACCTTTTTCGCTGATACCCTTAGTCCCATCTGGTCGTATAGTGCCCGGCCCGACGACGTCTCTAAACGGGATGCCCTGCTGATCTTTAGCCATAACCAGTGTTGCATTTCGCAAATTTTCTTCAACCTTTGTGCGTGGACTTGTAGCCGCCACATTATTGCTAAGATCGCGCAAATATGCTTGTGCCTCCGCGTCTGTTAGACCTGCGTCCCTAGCGGCTCGATAGACTGGGCCGTCAGTATGGTAAAAGTAGCGCGTGTCGGCCTCAAGCTGGCCTGTAGCTCTAATGCGATCCGCTAAGGCGCTTGATATTTCCTCCCTTCGCTCCACAAGAATACGAGACCTGTCTCCTTTAGGCAGAGGCGCAGATGGGTCGGGATTTCGAGGATATTTTAAAGATAAATCCTCGAAAGCGCCGCTTGGGGCCGGCGTCTGGTAATCTCGATCAAATATTCCGGCGCCGCCGGCGGCTGGCTGGATACGATCAGCCGGCTTAAATTCCATTTGAGCGGCTCGAGCCTCTAGGGCGTCCAAAAGGCTGGGGCTGTTTAGTGAAGGACCGTTGTTGTCGCCGATACCGCGAGAAACATCAAAAGGAGCAGCAGTTTTCTCTTTTAGACGCACATTTCCTAATAGTGAGCCCATAGAGTTAGGGTCAACCTCTAAGCTGCTTGCAACTCGAGCGGCGGCGCCCAAGCCCTTAGCCGTGGCTCCCGCTCCTGGGATCGCCATCGCAGCGGTTGACGCTAGGTCAGCGTAGCGCGCGTCGTTGGCCACCTTGATCTGCTCGGGAGTTGCGGCGGATAGGGTGACGCCTTCCGGCAGGTAGTCTGCGGCGGTGTTAGTCAAGGCGCGCTGCACGGTGCCAGCGGCGTCACTCACGGCGCCCCGTACGGTGCCGACTGGGTCGTTGACCAGCGACTGCGCGCCGCCGATCATGCTCTCGCCGATTGCCTGGTTAACTGCCAGCGGATCTTGCTGGATGGCGCGAAGGATGCCGGCGCCGCCTTCACCCGTCACGCGGGCCATGCCGAATAAGTCCTTCAGTGGGCCGCGTAGGCCGGGCGGGATGTATTGCTCGTAACCTGCCATTAGTCTAACAGTCCTCTGGGGCGCATTCGCGGGCGCGGTGACATAGTGACGGGGTATGTGTCGCCGGTCGCCTGATTGTAGTATTGACGCACGTTGCTGACGTAGGTGCGGTCGTCGTCATAGGGTAGGTTTTCGTATTTAGCCCCGCCCGACTTCACTGCGCCGACGCCGGCGGTGTAGGCGGCTACAGCTTGGTCGACGTTACCATCAAATTCGGCCAGCATCGCCGTCATGTATCGGTTTGCAAATTCGCGATTGATTTCTGGGGTGTCTAGTAGCGCCTTTGCCGCCTCTTCCGTCCGCTCAAAGCGGCCGAAGCCCATCTCCTCTGCAACGTCGAATATATTACTCGCGCCACTTCTTTCGTAACCCGGCTTCATCGCTGTTCTGGGCTTAACTTGCATAATGCCACGGGCGCCGCTCTTAGGATTAACTAGCTCGCTGAGGTCTCTGGTCGGCTCATTGTGATCGCGGTTGCGACTGCTCTCTTGGCGCTGGATGGCGTCGAGCAGAGACTTAAAGTTAAGCTCATTGTCTGGCATTAGTTACTGCCTCCCTGCGTCTTTAAGTATTCCTCAAAAATTGCCCTCATGCGCGCCGGGTCGCCCCTGTACTTGTTAAAAATTGGAAGGCTTCCGACCTGCTCCATAAACGCGTCAAACTCTCCGCCGGGCATGTATCTTGGGTCGCTGGGCTGGCCGACTTCGAGACCTGCATCTGCGGCGGCTTTATCTGAGGGCGCAAAAACCTCAAGCTGCACGTCCGGCTCGAGCAGGCTTGGCGCAAAATCGAATGAGCTCATTTCGGTGCGCGCGGGCGCCGTAGTAATTGGCGCCACAGGCTCGATGATCGGCGCCTGCTGCCTCTGCGGCTTATATGTCGACCGCAGCTCGCCTTGGGGTGGCGGGGCGTCGTATCCGCTGATAATGCGCGCGAGCACGCCCATGGGCGTCGGCATATTAGTCAACTTGTGCATGAACGTGCCGGGCTGCGGCAGGTTCGCGTCGCGGTATGTCTGAGCCAGAGATCCAGGCTGGAAGTCGGAGCGCAGGCGTCCGCCGCTCGTGTAAGGGTCGCGGCCGGGATTGGCGACCTGTCGGAAGTCGCTGACAGAGGGGCCAATGGCCGTGCCGTAGTTGGGAGCCGCGGCGTATCTCTCGGAAATGCTGGAGCGATACCTGTCGCCGGCGTCGGAGCCTTGGTCGCGGCTTATCGTGGCCGCGGTGCGGTCGTAGTAGTCGCGGTCCTTCTCCTTGAAGCCGAACCCCATTGCCAAGTCGTCAAGTATCCCCATGAAGCCGCGCCCTCTTTATCCGCTCCCCCCATAATACAGTAAAAATGCCTCAAAGTAACCCCGCGGCCATCTGGGAGGATATAGCCGCGGGGTGAGCTCTGGAGAAAGCTCTCAGCGACAGGGTGGAAGCCGCTAACAGGCGCAGGATAGCAAAAAAGTTTACCGGACGCCAGTTTTTTGCAAATTAGCGCTTGCAATGGGTAGATGTTAACATTATGTTAGCTGTATAGACAGAAACACTGGGAGAAACAAACATGAAAGTATTTGATTTCACAAACGGCACCAAGGGCGACTTGCTTGGCGACATCACAATTGCCAATTCTACTGGAGGTTGGCTTGTCGAGAAAAATGGCAGCACGTTCAAAGTGGAGCTGGCTAATCCTCAAAATGTTGATCCTGTTGCTAGCGGCAAGGCTGGCACCAAGTGGGCTTGGCACAAAGGCGCCACCAATATCGTGGAAGGCAAAGAACACGCGATTAAGGCAGAAGATTTTGGCGTTGGCGCAATCTGTTTCTGCACAGGCGAGTATTACACTGTTTGGCATGGGGGTCATCCAGAGGCGCAAACAGAATGGTGGTGGGAAGTTGTCGGAACCACCGATTGGAACCGCGAAGCCTGCAAGTCAGGTATATTGAAATCCGCAAAAGTATAACGCAACACGGGGAGCTCCGTCTCCCCGCAAACTTGAAAAAAATCCGGCTACGAAGGGGAGTGAAATGCTATACCGCCGCTACATGAACAAACACGAAATCAACGAGATGGCGCAGGCAGCGCTGGGCGCGTACACCGACACCGGACACTGGCCCGACGCATACGCCGCCGCGAGGAAATACGCCGAGGAGACGCTGGAGGCCAAGCCAGACAGCGCGCAGGTCTTCGCCGCCGTCACCATCGCAAGATCTAACAACAAGGGAGAAGAGTAATGGAGAACGAAACAAACGAAACGTGGAGAGACCGGAAGCGCAGAGAGTTGATGGAAAAGCAAATGGAGATGGCATACGAAGTCGCGCGGATCTCCATCGAAATCAAAAAGCTCCGCGAAGAGCCGCCGGTGCCGGAGGGGTCGGTGCCATTGTCGATGATCGAGCCGCTCATAAACGAGACAGTTGAACGGCTCATGCTGCTCAAGGACATGAAGAAGCCCAAGCCCAAGCGCGTCACGCGTGACCTCATACTCGACGCAATCGGCTGCCCAAACCTCGCGCTGGTGCGGTGGGTGCGGCAGGAAAAGCCAAGACGCGGGCCGCGCGTGCCATTCTTCCGCTTCATCTACCTGAAGGAAGAGCCGAGGCGCAATTCCATCAGCCAATATTCACTGCACCACAAAATGGTTGACGCGGAGATTATACACTTCCTCGACGTCGACCAGCGAAACCTCAAAGACCTCACGCTCGAGCAGTGGGTGCATCACGGCCTGACGCTCATAGAGCAAGTCAAGCTGCGCCGCGACCTGTCAAGCGCCATCGAGGCAGTGTCGCCAAGCGAGACGCCGTTTATGACCGAGGGCCGGGACGTAAACCTGAACGACTGGGAGACCTAAGGAAATGTCTGACAAGCTCGACCCGAAGATGAAGCCGATCAACGGCTTGGCCGCGCGCGTTGCCTTCGGGGAGGCTGTGCACTACGAGCCGGCAAAAAGGCTGACACAGGCATACAAGGAAATGCCTGCAATCGAAACGGATGAAAAGCGGATCGGGGCCATCGCAAGAAACCCTGTCGGCCGAAAAGAGCTAATAAAAATGTTCACCGAAAAGCACGGCCGCCTGAAAGTGATTGGACTGGCAAAGAACCACG